GCCGCTGCCCCGTCCGATGTGGTGATCCTGCATACCTTGGAGTTGCGGCATCCGTCTTTCGTTGATGACGATGGCAATACCACAGCCATCCGCGTCGTTCGCGACCATGCGGATCTGACGGCGAGGTTGGAATCGGGTGCGCCATTGGACGGCGGGGCCACGGTGACGTTCGTGGCGCTGGCCTTCGACCTGTCCCTGCCACCCATAGATACAGCCCCGGTGCCGGAAATCACGGTGACGCTGGATAATGTATCTCGTGAAATCATCCGGCACCTGGATGCCGCCGTGGCGACACAGGACAAGATCGAGATCACATATCGCCCCTTTCTCTCAACCGATAAAGAGGGTCCTCAGATGGATCCGCCGATCACCCTGGTGCTGACCGAGGTAGAGGCCAATGCGCTCCAGGTCACGGGACGGGCGCGGATGCTTGATGTCGGGAACAAGGCGTTTCCGTCGGAAACCTATACCGCGAAGCGGTTCCCAGGATTGGCAAGGTAAACCATGCACTGGGCAGAAACATATATAGGCATTCCTTGGTCGGCGACTGGAGAAGGCCCGGGCTCGTATCATTGCTGGGCGTTTGTACGCCATATCCAGGAACGGCGCTTTGGCCGGGAATTGCCTGGGATTCCGAATCCAACGGATGTTCTCGCTATTGCGCGGGGTTTCCGCGATCACCCGGAACGGAAACGCTGGGTGAAGGTCTGTGAAGCAAAAGAAGGCGACTGCGTCCTCATGCGCCAGGCCCGTTATCCCATTCATGTCGGCGTTTGGATTTCTGTCGATGGTGGCGGTGTGTTGCACTGCGCCGAAGAAGCCGGTGTGGCGTTTCAATCGCTATCTTCGCTGGCCCTTAATGGCTGGCAGGTCGAGGGCTTTTA